TCGTTGTGTCTGCGTCGCTCTTCGATTGGCTCCATTAAATCTTCAGTATGATCTGCTGATCTAGTCATAGCCCAAGCCATTAGTTCTTGCTTGATGTCATCCTTCTCAAGATGCTTGTTGTATCTGCGATGGATAGCGTTAGCAACAGAAGGTACTAGGTCATAGATTACTGGGTGCAGTTCAGTCATTTGCCTGCGCTTCAGGCCATACGCCATCGAGTACCATCATTGCAATGGCTGAGTAGTTCAGTAAGTCTAAGAAAGAATCACGCAAGGACTCGTTGCTTGGCTCAACACCTGAGTCTAGTAGGTTATTGATACGAGCTATCTTGTCCCACATACGTACACGCAAACCATTAAGTGGTCCACCTGGTGAGTGAGCAATGTTCTTTGGGCCGTAGTCGTGATGCTTACGCACCAGTAGGTTGCCTGCTTGATCCATAATACGCCAGACATCAGCAATGAAAGCATCATTTACCTTGTCGGTATAGGGCGCAAGAGTATTGTCTCTGTTTCCATATTGATCTCTAAGATGTGAAAGCCCAAATGCTGCAAAGTCTGTATCATCGTGTCCCACTCTTGCCTTGTCATTGTCATACATTTGACTCCCCTATCAGTAACTTCCTTGTAGCATCAATCCCATTAGCCAAGTAGTAATCATTGATGTCCATACCTGGTGGTAGTGTAACAATTTGTGAGTTCATTACCTCGTTCGCCACGCGCTTTGCAAACTCTGCACCTGGGTTAGACCCATCCTCTTTGATGTCGTTGTCTCCGACAACATAGATAGTTTCGTACCCTGCAAAGAGCTTAGGAAAGTGTGGCTTCCACGCTGCTACGCCTGGTACTCCCACTGCTGGTATCCCAAGTTCTCCACTGGTAACTATGGCATCTAGTTCACCTTCGCATACAACTATGTAAGGTGAGTCAACAGTGATGTCACATACGTTATACAGGTGTGCCTTCTGCCCAGTAGGAGATCCATACTTAGGCTTGGCATCATCTAATCTTCTAAACTTAAAGCCAACACAACCACCAGATGCTGTGATGTATGGGATGGATAGCCACCCTTCATACATCTCGTGACCATTGATTGGGTTGGTAATGGTTCCTAGTTGGAACAGTCCTGCTGTCTCTTCAGAGATCCCACGTGCGCTTAGTACGGCTAGAGCCTCTGGACTTATTGCCTGTGCGTATTGCTGCGCCGCTTCCAGTAGCAATTTCGACTGCCCGTTTAAGCCCATCATTAAACTCCAAGTTCTCTAAGATACATACAAGGTTAGCTGCGTTGCCACCCTTACCGCAGGTATGGCAGAAGTACAGGTTGTCGTAGGTATTCATAACAGCAGACCTGCGACTGTCGCTATGTAGGCAGCATCTAACTGATGCGCTCTTACCTTCTCTTACTTCACCACCGAAGTGCTGGACAATAGGACCTATGGGGATTGAGTTTGCATCAACGGAACCTTTGTACCGTCCCGCTTTACGTACCCTGGACCAGTCTTGTGCTGGCATACACACCCCTTATCATCACACTTATCGTGCCATTGAGCTGAACGCTTGTAGTGAGTAAGAGTGTTCTCTTCTCCTGCCTTATGACAGTTCTGGCAAATCATTTCGGTCTGTGTTCCTTAATAACATCTACTGATACACCTTGCAATGCTCTTTGAGCATCAATTAAACCCCAGTTGTAGGCATTATGTTCTGGGTGTGGGTTATCTGGATCTTCTGGATCAATTAAAAGGTCTGCGATAATGTGTGCAAACTGATTAGGCTTCATCTTTTGTTTCCTCCTCTGTTGTTTCAACTACTTCTTCTACTACTGGTACTAGTATCTCTGTTGTTGTGATTTCTCCACCTGGTACTGGCATTGTTGTTACTACCTTTCCCCATCTCTGGGATTGACTCATCGACTTACCGCGTTGTGCAGTACGCCGTCTACGACGAAGAGTTCTAATGGCAACAGCCATTACTGCTTCTCCTTTAACCATTGTGCTAGGTCCTGAATGACCCAGGCTTGATCTATTGATGCGTTGCGACGCTTAACTACCACGTAAGACAGAGGGACTTCCCCAAGACCTCTAGCCTTAGCATAGTTAAGCGCCTCAACTTGTGCTTGTCTCCAAAACTCAGGCAGGCTGAGCTTGGCAGTGTTCTTGAGTTCTAGTACGTATGTCTTCCCCGATATCACACACACTAGATCCCCTTCGTCGTCCTTGCCTGCCAGCCGTAATCGTTCTGCCAGCACACCAAGACCACGAAACCATTTCATTACATCAATCTCAAAGGCAGCACCTTTAGCTTTGTTATACTTCGGGCTGCTCATCTACCAATACAACCTTGTTGATCTTGTAGATGATGTTGCCTTCTTCATCTTTAACTAACTCGACAACACCAGATTGCAGCAACGCACCAACGAAGTTGGTTAGGTCTACCTTGATGGCATCAAGTTCTGCACGCAACCCATCTACCTTGATGTTATCTCGGTACTTATTTGATAACTGTTCAGACATTGTATCCTCCTTGGTATCCTGCGATTGTATCTTTGCGTAACATCCAACCGAACTCATTTTGATCTGAGATCTGTACTGCTGCGTAGTTTACCAGTAGCTGTGCATATTTGCTGCCGTCAGCAGTGTGTTCTCCAAAGCGATTCTTAACTGGTGCTACCTTGAGTATTCCTTGTGATGGGTCATAGCCCAATGTAAGTATCAGTGCAGGTAACTGACTGACCTTTCCGTGAATTGCTCTGCGATGAGGTGGGTTACTAGGTGACCCATACTCTGACTGTTCTGATACGTGGTGGAGCACCATCACACAGGCCTCAGTCTTGCGTGCCATATCGTGTAGCTCCATCATAATTGCTCTTAGTCCTGCCCATTCGTTGTCCGTCTCAGCGGTGACATTCATTAAGTTATCAATGACTATCAACTCAGGTGGATGTCCATAGAGTTCAACGTAGGCCCTGATCTCTAACTCCAAGTCGTCAATGTTTGGAGATGAATCAAAGACCCACTTGATGTGTGAAAGTTTATCTAAGTGTGCATTGTAATACTTACTATCGTTAGAAAGGTTTGCCTCTACTGTCACTTGTGAGTGACCAGATAGATGCGATACAGACCTCATCATTACAGTAGCAGTATCAGTATCTGCGGAGAAGAAAAGTGTAGGAACCTTGGCCTTGATTGCATAGATCAGAGCGAACATAGATTTACCAGCATTAGGTGCTGCAGCTACCATACATACCTGGCCTCTGCGAAACTTAATACCTTCTACTGCTAACCCATTCCACACATCAGGCAGTGGTGTTGCTTTGGTAAGCACTCCACTCCAAGCGCGGGAAAGATTAAGCAACGTCGTCCTCCTGATAGATTTTGATTCCTCGCTCACGTCTGACACGTTGACGATCTCTAATCGTCAGACCGCCCCAGATACCGTGAGCCTCGTTCTTAATACCCCATTCGGCACACTCTCTACGGTGAGGACATCTCTTGCAGATGTTCTTTGCAAAGTTAGCATCAACTGTAGATGCACCAGGAATACCAGATTCATTATCGGGGAACCAGAAGTCACCACCGATTGTTGCACAACTAGGAGCTTCGTATTGACTTGGCTCCCGCATTAGTTATCGAACCCAGATGGTGTCGCACTTATCTGGCGCACCCTTAGGTGCTGAACACATATAACCTGACCACGGACCCTTTTGTCCTACACCTGAACGTAGTGTCATTGCACCGTGACGGCAGGTATTACCGCCACCTGATGGTGCTGGTGCTGCCTGTACTGGTGTTGCATTGAATGCCTGTGCTACTGCTGCAACTGTTGGTGCTGTTTGTCCACCTGTGAACTCTGCACCTGTTGCTTTAATCAAAGTTGAAACCATACCTAGATCATTAAGACCTGTCTCTAGTTCCTGAACATTTGCTGCGTAAAGATTGATAAGTGTTCCATCAGACAACTTGTAATTGATCTGGAACTTTGTTCCTTCTGTAGCCATTTACTTTCCTCCACTTTGCTTTACGGATAGTCGCTGACTCTCAGCTCCTACCTTCTTAGGGACAAACCCTAATAGTTTTTCTACCTCATCACTGTCAACTGACTCGCGCCCTTTAACAGTTGTCCAACTGAGTTCTATACCTGAATTAGTAGTACCCATTACTCCTTCAAAGGATGCCTTCAAAGAATCCTGCTGTGTTTCTAACTCTTTAATTTGTTGCGCTAACTGTAAGTACAACAGTGCATTCTTGTCAACATCTGCATCAGCAATGATTACATCACTGACTGGTGTACGTTCTTTTTTTAGACCAACGCATCCCATCTCACCTGATGAGTCGTAGAACTGACAATAACTCTGGCAGAAGGAACTATCTTTTTCTGGCGCTGGTGGTTCTGCTGCTTCCTTAACAGCCGCTAGCCAACCGAGTGCCTCTAGCGCAATGGACTCATCGTAGTCTTCGGTGTGAACCTTGACATCTCTTTCGTCCCCGTCCCTGGCAATAGCGCACAGTGATACTCGGTTGACCGCATAGCCGTTTTTTGCTAGGAGGTAGCCGTAAACTTGGACTTGCCATCTTTGTTGATTGCTTGGAAAGTATGAAAGGTTCTTTACCTTTACTGTCTTCCAGTCAATCACATCACCTGTTTCTGGTACAAACAAATCTACGTGAGCTTTGATGTCACCATACTCAACTTCAAGTTCAACCTTATATTTTTCTCCATTAGGATCTACAGATTCAATAGCCTTTTCAATCTCTGCGTGGATAGCAGTACCCATAATCGCAGCTAACTTACTAAGGTTATCATTAGTTTCTGGCTGGTCATTAAGTCTGTACCAAACCTTACGTCGGCAACCACCAATCTCAGATGGTCCAACCTGCTTTTGTTTAGATCGTGATTTACTAGCATCCTTCTCGTGAAGGACTGATAGTAATAATTCTTTTGCATCAGTCATTTACTTCCCTCTCATCTTCCTCAAAGAAACAACCGCATCCACCTAAATCAAGATCATCTACAAGCTGAGGTTGGTCCTCTACTCTACGCCTTAATTCAATCAAAGGCAATGGCCTCTTCACTCCATCTTTCATATCTGTAAGTATGGATACATCCTTGCCTATGTGTTTGATAATCTCTTGTTCTTTTTTTTCCCACATAGCAAAGCGTTCTGGCATAATCTCTAACAACTTCTTGAACTGTGCTTGCCCTGCTCGTACACAACCACCACCACAGTTGTTATGGCTAAATCCTAAGCTGTATAAACGTGGAGTCTTTAACCCTTCAGACTCAGCCCATTCAATTAATTCTGGTTTATCAAAATACATCCTAGTTTCTCTATGGTAATACGGTTCTGCCAGTGGAGCTACCGCCTTGTATGGCTTATAGTTTTTGACTATCGCTGGTAAACGATGAATTTCTGTCCAGTCAATGCCAACATAAACTGTGGTATCTTCTGGATCACAGTTCTCATTGAGCCATTTTCTTGCTGGTTTTTGTTTCAAATCAAAAGAGCAATGGGCTAATCGGGAGTTTCCAAGAAACTTTTTATCCTTGAATACTTCCCAAATATCCCTGCCTTCGTTGATATAGATATAAGTGCCACCGATATTCTTTACTGCGTCATTTAGAAAT